AATGGCTACATCAGGAACTACAAGTTTTAATATTACAATCGATGAGGTTATCGAAGAAGCTTACGAAAGATGTGGCGTAAGAACTAATTCAGGGCATGATATTAAATCTGCTAGAAGAAGTTTAAATCTTTTATTTTCTGAATGGGGCAACAGAGGTATCAACCTTTGGAAAGTCAAATCACAAACTGAAACATTAGTTAACGGACAAGTAACATACGATACACCAAGTGATTGTAATGATGTACTTGAAGCTGTTGTAACTACTACAGGTGGTAATCAACAAACTCTAACTAAAGTTTCAAGATCAGAATACATTGCAATACCTGATAAGACACAAGCAGGTACACCTTCACAATATTATGTTAATAGACAGATAACTCCAACTATAAGTTTATATCTGGCTCCTGATACGAGCGCCGTTACTAATATATTCTATTACTACTTAGCAAGAATTGAAGATGTAGGTGCATATACTAACACTTCAGATATGCCGTTTAGATTCTTTCCTTGTATGGTATCTGGATTAGCATTTTACTTATCACAAAAAATTGCACCTGATAGATTACAAGCATTAAAATTATTATACGAAGATGAATTAAAAAGAGCACTAGAAGAAGATGGACAAAGAACTTCTGTTTACATTACTCCTAATGTTTATTACCCACAAGGATCATAATGGCTTACGCTAAAGGTAAATATTCCCAATCTATATCAGATAGATCAGGACAAGCTTTTCCATACAGAGAAATGGTAAAAGAATGGAATGGTTCATGGGTACACACATCTGAATTTGAAGCAAAGCATCCTCAACTAGATCCAAAGCCACATATGGCAGATCCTCAAGCATTATGGAATGCTAGGCCTCAAAGAGCTGCACCAGTAACTGTTTATCTTGATCCTCAATATTGGGCAGGTCAGTTTACATCTAATGGTATGCAACCATCTGTAGATCCTTTAGAAGAAAATAACAAAAGACAGTTGGGTACAAGAGTAGGGAGTGTTACAATAGTTACATAATGACGTTTTCAGAATTATTACAAAAAGTTAGAGATTATACAGAAGTTGATTCAGCTGTTTTAACTGATTCTATAATACAAGGAATGGTTAGAGACGCAGAGCTTCGTATATTTAGGGAAGTAGACGCCGATTATACAAGACAATATGCAACGGCAAATTTAAACATTAGTTCACCTTATCTAGATTTACCTAGTGCTCCAGCGACGACCTCTACAAGAACTTCTATTATTGTTAGATCAATGTTAGTATTTGATACAACTCAAACACCTACTACAAAAGAATATTTAGACAAAAGAGACACTAGTTTTATATTTGAATACAATAGTGCGGGAGATACAGGAGTTCCTAAGTATTATGCTAATTGGAAAGAAGACACTATCATAATGGCTCCTACACCAGATGCTCAATACAAGGTTCAATTAAGTTATATTTATTCTCCTGAAGCATTATCAGCTACAAACCAAAATTCTTACCTTTCAGATAACGTTTCTGACTTACTATTTTATGCTACAATGATGCAGGCTTATGAATTTTTAAAAGGGCCTATGGATATGTACAAAATCTATTCTGACAAGTATAATGTAGCTATACAAAGTTTTGCGTTAGAGCAAATGGGTAGAAGACGTAGAGACGAGTATATGGATGGAGTGCCAAGGGTTAAAATACCTTCACCTTCACCAAATAATTAAAATTTTTTATAAGGAGAAATAACATGGCAATATCACAAGCAGTAACTAACTCTTTTAAATCTGAAATCCTTCAAGGAATTCATGATCTTGAAAGTGGTGGAGATACATTTCAATTAGCATTATATACGTCTGTAGCAACTTTGAGTTCTGCAACAACTTCATACACAACTTCAAATGAAGTAGCGGCCTCTGGAGAGTATGCAGCGGGCGGAGGTGTATTACAATCACAACAAGTTTCATTAGCAACCGGCGGAGTCGCAATTGTTGACTTTGCAGATTTGTCTTTCACAGGAGTTACACTTACTGCGAGAGGGGCTTTAATTTATAACACAACTGAATCAAATAAAGCAGTTTGTGTTTTAGATTTTGGTTCTGATAAAACTGCAACTTCTGGAACATTCACAATTCAATTTCCACAATTTACATCGACTGCCGCTATTTTAAGAATCGCATAATTTAAAAGGGAGGCCCGATGGCAGATATTACAGTACAAGTATCGTCAGCGGGTCTTACCACTTATGGGTCTTCTTCATGGGGATCTTTTTCTTACGGTGGTAATCAACAGCCAAGCGTAACAGTTCAATCAGGTACAGAAGCTTTTCCTAATCAAGGTTGGGGCTCAGATTCTTGGGGCGTCGAGAATTGGGGAGAAAGCGGAAACCTTGTTTCATTAACAGGTTTAGAATTAAGTTTAGATTCAGGTGCAACAGAAACTTGGGGACAAGATGCATGGAATGCTTCATCTACAGAATGGGGTGGACCATTTATTACTCAAGTTGCAATTGGTCAACAAATTATTGAAACAGGACAAGAGTTAAATTCAAATGTAGGGGCTGTAGGTGTTACATCAGCAACAGAAGTATTTTTATCAGAAAACCCATTAGATTCTTTAACAATTTCAGAAGGTACCGTAGACCCTGCACCAGATGTAATGCCGTCAGGAGTTGAATTAAGTGCTTCTTTAGGAACAGTTGTTGCTCAAAATGAACAAGGTTGGGGTAGAGATGATTGGGGTGTTGAAGTATGGGGTGCTGAAGGAATATGGGTAACCGCGGATGTTACTGGAAATAGTTTATCAGTAGATTCAGGTATAAGAGAAACTTGGGGTCAAGACGAATGGGGAGCATCAACAACTGAGTGGGGTGGTGTTTCAATTACTGATGTTGATCTTTCAGTAAATGTAGATGTTACTTCTGAATTTACTCCAGGTTGGGGTTCTGAGGTTGCCTGGGGAGCTCAATCATGGGGTCAAGCAACAGTTGATATGTCAATGTCAATGTCTGAAGGAACTGTGGATCCTGCTCCAGATACTGATATTACAGGTGTTCAATTAAACACAACAGTGAACGCTGTTTCAATACAGGCTGATTCAAACTTATCGGTTACAGGCCAACAATTAAGTTTAACGCTTGGGGACGAAAACGCAGAAGCAGTTACACAGGTAGATATAACAGGCATCGAACTAACAACTTCGATGGGTACTCCTACAGCTGGATTAAGTGTACAAGTATCACTAACAGGAGTGACAAGCACTGTTGGTACAGGTATAATAGGATTAAACGCATGGGAAATTGTCGATTCTGGAATAGCTCCAACTTGGACAGAGGTTGACAAGGCAGCGTAATAGAAATAAAATTAGATTATTATAAAAAAGGATTAAAATTATGGCATCAAGTTATTCTACAGATTTAAAACTAGAACTTATGGTCACTGGTGAAAACGCCGGTACATGGGGAGATAAAACAAACACAAACTTAAATTTAGTACAACAAGCAATTGCAGGTTTTGAAGCAATTGATGTTGCATCTGCAGACGTAACGCTTGCTATGTCAAATGCGGCTCTTTCAAATGCAAGAAACATGGTTCTTTCTTTAACAGGAACTTTAGCGGGTACAAGAGTTGTTAATGTTCCAGATGGAATTGAAAAAACTTATATCGTTGCAGACAATACTACAAGATCAGGAAACACACTAACTATCAAAACTACTTCAGGTACAGGTGTTGCAATACCAGAAGGAAAAACTGTATTAGTTTTTTCTGACGGAACAAATGTAAATGATGTATTTTTCTTAGCAAATGTTTCAGAAGATTCTACACCTCAACTTGGTGGGGATTTAGATGCTAACGGAAATAATATTTTAATTGATAATGGTAATTCAATTAATGATGAAAATGATAACGAACAAATTAAATTTGCAACTACTGCATCTGCTGTTAATGAAATAACAGCTACTAATGCTGCAACAGGAAATGCTCCTGATATTTCAGCAACAGGTGGAGATACAAACGTTGATTTAAACTTAACCCCTAAAGGAATTGGTAGAGCAACTTTTAATGGTCAAGGTAAAATTCAAAGTGTTGCAGAAAAAGTTACAACTGAAGCAACAGCTGCTACAGGAACTGTTAATTATGATGTTCTTACACAAGCTGTATGGAATTTTACAACAGATGCATCAGGTAACTGGACTTTAAATATTAGAGGAGATGGATCAAATTCTTTGAATAGTATTATGGACACAGGTGAGTCAATCACGGTTGCTCATATTGTTTCTCAAGGTGGAACAGCTTATTACAACTCAGCTGTAACAATTGATGGATCATCAGTTACTCCAGAGTGGCAAGGCGGAGCAGCTCCCACTGCAGGTAATGCAAGTTCATTAGATACTTATTCATATACAGTAATTAAAACTGCAGACGCTACATTTACAGTGTTAGCATCTCAGACTCAATTCGCATAGGAGATATAAATGCCTTTATTAGGATCAAGAGGAGCTGGATCTACAAGAGGATTTGGTTTTCAAGGTGGTAAAAAAATATTTGCTTTTGAATATTTAATCGTTGCCGGCGGTGGCGGTGGCGGTGCAGGTAACCCAGGAGGTGGATCTTCTGGAGGAGGTGGCGGCGGTTTTAGAACAAACTTTCCAGGAGGAACAGCTTTAGAAGTAGAAGCGGGTTCTTATACAATTACAGTAGGGTCTGGGGGAGCAGGAACACCTGGTCCTACAGCTTCAGGTGATCAAGGTACTAATACAACAATTTTTGACGGTTCTGATTTTGAAGTAGACACAACAGGCGGCGGCGGTGGACAAGGATCAGGAGGTGTAGGAAGTCCAGGAGGTTCTGGTGGTGGTTCACAAGGGGCATCTAGATATTCAGGAAACGCAGGAAGTTATACTCCATCTGAAGGAAGTGATGGAGGACTATCACTAGGAAATAGATCTGCTGGCGGTGGCGGCGGTCATAGTCAAATAGGTTCTGACTCACCTTCTTTTGTAGGTCCAAATGGACCTTTCCCAGGTAGACCTGGCGGAAATGGTAGTTCAAATTCAATAACAGGAAGTTCAGTTACAAGAGCTGGCGGCGGTGGATCAGGTGGAGGTGGACAACCACAATCTCCAAACAACCCTGGTGGTTCTGGCGGATCAGGCGGCGGTGGAAACGGTGGATCTAACTGTGGTAATGGTCAAGCAGGATCAAATCAACTTGGCGGTGGCGGCGGCGGTGGATCAGGAGGCCCTCCAGGTTCAGGTGTAGGTGCTTCTGGTGGTACTGGTATTGCTTTTTTAAGAGCACCCGCTGATATTGATATGAGCGTTACTCCAGGAACTAATACAGTAACAACTTTAGGTCCCGGTGAAAAACTAGCAACATTTACAGTTTCAGGAACGGTAGAGTTTTAATTATGGCTTATTTTGCAAAATTAAATGTTAATTCTTATGTGGAAAAAGTTATTGTTGTGGGAGATGATATTACTACTAGTAATGGTCCTTTAAGCGATAATCCAAAACACGTAGATGGAGAAACTTATTGTACTAATTTATATGGAGGAACTTGGAAACAATCTCCTGCAGATAATGAATTTAGAAAACAAAGAGCAGGAATAAATAGTTTTTATGATTCTACAAAAGATATTTTTATTAGTCCAAAACCTTTTACTTCTTGGGTCTTAGATTCAAATAATGATTGGGAAGCTCCTGTAGCTTATCCTACTATTGTTACTACAACTGTTGAAGATGTTGAAGTTCAATATGATATATATTGGAATGAAGATACTGGAAGTTGGAATGCCACAATAATTACTGCACCAAGTAATGTATTAGTTTGGGATTCCGCAAACCTTTCTTGGTCTTAACTCTAGACTTTTTTAAAAAATAATATATATCTCTCTAATATAAAGAGATATTAAAATGAATAAAAAAAGAATTACTAAAAATTTCTGTAAAATAGAAAATTGTGATTTTAATACTATATCTTCAATACTTAAAGATTTACATTGTAAATCTTTTCATAGCAGTTCTTGGTTAAAAGATCATTGTTTAAATTGTACTTTTCAAATTAAAAATGTACAAAGTCATTTAATGTTTAAAGATTTATTTATTAAATTAAAATCTTTTTTAAAAGTTCCAAAAAATCATAAATCAAATTTAGATATATTTTTTTCACTAGCACCTGGTACAGCTAGTGATACTCATAAAGATAATTACGATGTAGCAATTCTTGCTGTAAAAAATGATATAGTTGTAAGAGTAAATGAAGAAAGACATATTTTAAATCCAGGAGATTTAATTAAAATTAATAAAGATGAAATACATCAAATAATAGGAATTGATCCTAGAATTATTATTTCTTTTGGTCATTCTAAGGATATGAATTTATAAAATGAATTACCAATCTGATTACTGGTTTTATCCAAAAGCTTTTTCAAACGATTTTTGTGATAAGATTATAGATATTGCAAAAAAACAAAAACATAATCTTGCAATTACCGGTAAAGAACAATTTGCATTAGAAAAAGGTAAAAAAATTAAAACATCTGATTTAAAGAAAAGAAGAAATTCAAATGTAGTTTGGTTAGAAGATCAATTTATTTACGATGAAGTATATCCTTTTTTACATCAAGCTAATTTAGAAGCTAAATGGAATATGGATTTTGATTGGAGTGAATCCTGCCAGTTTACAAAATATTCAAAAGGACAATTTTATGACTGGCATTGTGATTCTTTTCCCGTTCCTTACTCTAAACATAAAGGTGATTCTTGGGAAGGAAAAATAAGAAAGCTATCTTGCACTATATCTTTATCTGAACCAAAAAACTATCAAGGTGGATTGTTAGAATTTGATTTAAGAAATAGTTATTCAAAATCAAAAAAAATAAAATGTAAGGAAATTTTACCTAAGGGATCAATTTGTGTTTTTCCTAGTTACACTTGGCATCGGGTAACTCCTGTAACAAAAGGTACAAGGTATAGTTTAGTAATTTGGAGCTTAGGTAAACCATTTAAATAAAATGAAAAAACAAAAATTTATAGATACTAAAATATTTTCTTCTTCTGTTTATTATATGTATAAAAATAAATGGCTTAAATTATTTAAAGATATTTTAAATAATGATTTAGAAAAAGATAACTCTTTTAATTTAAGAAAAGACATTTCAGGTAATAAAAAAACATTTAATTTCTCAGATTATATTACATCTTTGTCGTTAGAAATATTAAATTCACAGGGATATGATTTAAAAAAATATAGTTTAAAAGTTAATGATCTCATTTTAAATAAGTTTTCTACCAAAAGACTTTTTAATGAAGATGTTAAATTAAATCCACAGGGACATATTTCTGGGTATTATTTTTTAGAATGTGATGATAAAACACCTTATCCACTATTTCATGATCCCAGACCTTCTAAAGCAATGATTGAACTACCACAAAAAAATATCAAAGAAGTAAATGAATCTTCAGATAAAGTAAGATTCAATATCATACCTGGAAGTTTAATTTTATTTAACTCGTATATTCCTTGTGAATTACCAATGGGTTCTAAATTAAATAAATTTTCATTTATAAGTTTTAATATAAAAGCATATCCAATTAAATTTTTAAGATGAGTTTTACTAAAAATAAATATAAAGTTTTAAGAAAGTGTATCAGTAAAGACTTAACTAATTTTTTAAATTCATATATTCTTTTAAAAGAAAAAGTTTTTAAAATAATGAAAAGAGATAAATATATTTCTGAATTTAATCTTGATTGGGGAGGAACAAAAGATAATCAAATGAAAGATTGTTATGTACATTATGGAGATATTGCTTGTGAAACATTATTAAGTACAATTAAATCTATCCTTGAAAAAGAAGCAGGAACTAAACTTGTTGAAAACTACACTTATGGAAGAGTTTACAGTAAAGGAAAAAAATTAAAAAGACACAAAGATAGAATGTCTTGTGAAATATCAGCAACTTTAAATTTAGGAGGAGACCCTTGGCCAATTTATGTAGAACCTAATTCATTAAAAGGTTTTATGGACTCAAAAGGTAAATATCATAGTGAGTTTACAAAAGGTGTTAAAATTATTTTAAAACCAGGAGATTTATTAATGTATAAAGGATGTGATATTGAACATTGGAGAGATGTTTTTAAAGGTCAAATGTGCAATCAAGTGTTTTTACATTATAATAGTTTAAAAACATCAAAAAAATTAAAAGTAAAATTTGATGGAAGGGAATCTCTTGGTTTACCTCCTCCGTTTAAAAAAATATGATAATGGGTAATTACATAGACTTAAATAATAAAACATTAAATAACGTATTAAAAAAATACGTTTTCTCAAATCCTTGTTGTATGAGTTCACCAAAATGTATTCACCCTAAATTACAGTCTGATTCAAATGTTTTTAATTTAAAAAACAAAGAATTTAACAATATAAAAGATAACTATTTTAATTTAATTAAATATTTTTTTAATAAAGAAAAAAATGAAATGTATAAAACAAAAGCATGGATTTTTTTAACTAAGAAAAATAGTGATATAAAACAAGCTTGGCACAACCATGTTGTTAAAAACAATGAAAAAGGTGTTTCGGGTTTAATGTACTTAACAGATACTAGTTACGGTACTCTTTTTAAAGAAGATTTTTATGAATTAAAAATAATACCTAAAAAAAATACATGGTTTATGTGGGAATCTAATATTTTACATACTCCTGAAAAAGGAAAAGAATCTAAAGATAGATTGGTTTTAGCAACATCAACAATATTTAAAAATGAAAGTTTACAATAAAATATTATCTGAAAAAACTTTAGTAGATTGTTTTTCTTATTTAAGAGAAACCATAGCACAAGAAAAACCCCATTGGAAAAATAGTTATATTTGGGCAGAATCTATAGTAAGAAGATCTAATCCAGTTAATATTTTAAAAATTATAGATAAAAAATTAATAAATAAAATTACTAAAGATTTAAAAGAAATACCAGAATTTAAAAATGTTAAAATTAAAAACACAGCTTATAATTTATACATTTGGGATAGGGGTTCTTATATTCCTTTCCATAGTGATAAAGGTAATAAATTTTCGGCCACTATTTATTTAAATGATGTTTGGGATGAAAACGATGGTGGTATATTTTTATATAAAGAAAATAATGAAATAAAAGGTATCTTACCTGAATATAATAAAATTATTGTTAATAATAAATTTTTAGAGCATTCAGTATCCATGATAGTACCAACAGCTGAACACCCTAGAGTCACAATGCAAATTTTTGAAAATGATAAAAGATAGTACAATGAAAAGAATGGATATATTTGGTTGTCCAATTATGTTTAACGACATTAAACAAGATAATAAAACTTTAGAAAAATTTATTTTAAATTTAAAGAAAAAAGAAAAAAGTAGAGTTTTAAGTAATGTAGGCGGTTGGCAAAGTAGTAATTTAAAATTTGATACAAAAGAATTACATCCTTTATTTGCGGATATAATTAAATGTTGTGTTGAATATGGAATACAACAAAAGTTTAAAAGAAAATCTAAAATTAATTTAACAAACATATGGGCTAATGTTAATGAATATAAAGATATGAATGAAATGCATATTCATCCACTCTCTGTAATATCTGGAGTATATTATGTAAAATGTCCAAAAAATTGCGGAGATATAGTTTTTAAACATCCCTCTGATCATATGGAGCATGATTGGATGTCTAAAAATTTTGAAGAGTATACAGAAACTAATTCTTTTAACTGGTATTTTCCTGCAATTGAAGGTAGATTGTATTTATTTCCTTCATGGTTGTCTCACAGAGTTCAACCTAATATGAATAAAAAAGAAAAAAGAATATCATTATCATTTAATACAGGGTTAAAAACATTATGATGACACTAGAAGAACAAAATAAAGAACTTAAAATAAAACTAGAAGAAGAAATAGCTGTTAAGAAATGTGAAGTAATGCTTAACAAAGATTTAAAATGTCAGATTGAAACTCAAAAACTTTACATAGATACTTTAAATCAAATAATTGATAACTATGCTAAAAAAATTG